TATGTTTCTGCGCTCGAAGCCCGCGCTCGAGCGGCGCTGAAAGTCCTGGAAGTATTTGTTCTCTTGCTTCGTGCCCGTGTAGAGGCCGGCGTTGATGACCACGTTGCCGCCACCCATGCCGCCCTCTTCGATGCCGTCGAGAAATGCGTTGAGGCGTTCGTTGGAGTTGCGGTCGATGAGGTTCTCGCCGCCCTGCGCGAGCACGGGGATGTTGCCCCTGCCTTTGAGCGTGCCGCCCGTATGCCCGATGATCGTACCCAGCCCCGAGAGCAACCCGCCGCCGAGGCCGCCGCCGCCGAGGCCGACAAAGGATCCAGGGAACACTGCCATGAGGAAGCCCATCACAACCTTCATCGCAATCATCTTCGCGATCATCTGCGAGATGGAACTGATCACTGTCTGCGCGATGCCGCGCCAGAGGGCAGTGAACGAATCCCTGAACTTGTTGCCGGCGACCATCACCCGCGACAACGACGCCTGGATGCCGGAGCCCAGCGAGGCCTGCGCTATGCGCATCGTCTCGCCCATCGCGTGCGTGGTGGAGATTATCTGCCCCTCCACTATAAGCAGTTCGGTGAACTTCGTGATCGCCGTGCTGGTGTCTGCGGCGAGTTCGCGCTGCGTCTCCAGTAACTCTGCTATGGAGGCCTTCAGGTCTTGCTTCTTGCCGTTGAGCGTAACCGTCGCCTCGGACCACTCCTTGAGCAGCTTCTTCGCTTCCTCTCCGCGCTCGATAAAGCGCTCGTCGTTGAGGGCGGTATCCTCCGCTATCTTCATCGCCGCGAGGTACTCTTCGTTCAGCCGTGCAACCTTCGTTGTCAGGTGGTCGATCTCCAGCACCAGGCCAGTGCCGGCAGGCTGCTCGGAGAGCATGATCGCGAACATCTCGTCGGAACCCTGCAGTTCCTTGCGCAGCTTCGCTGCCTGACGAGCGGCGCGCTCTAGGTTGCGTGCGCGCTCTTCTTCGATCTTTCGCTGCCGCTCTGCTGCTAGTTCCGGTGCCTCAAGTTCATCCGTGAGTCGGCGCGCCTTGTCCAGTAGGCGCTCCATCGTCGTCAGCAGCTTTTCCCTTTCGATCCTATCTGCTGCGACTTGCTCGGCAGTGCCCGCACGCTTCGCCCCTGCTGGCCCCCGCGGAGAGAACCCTTCGTCGAAGAACGCCTTGTCGTCGATCTTCGCAATGGCGCCCGTGACCTCTTCGATGCTTTTCGTGGTGGCGTCTAGTTCTTCGCGCACCTCTGCCATCGTGCGCGGCTTCGCGAGGTTGTCGAGCTTCGCCTTGAGGATGGCTCCACCCAACAGCGTGATGACGGTGAGTGCCACGCCGAGCGGCCCCGCGGCGAGCCCGGTGGTGACGGCGAGTATCTTGAAAGCTCCAGCGAGCGCGGTGATGCCGAACAGCAGCCCGCCCGTGCCCGCGACAGCCAGCGACAGTGCCGCTATGCTCCGCACCAGGCTCCCGTTGTCCTCTGTCCACTGCCGGAGCATGATGAGCAGTTCTGTGATGCGGTTACTAGCGTTGGTTACCGCCGGCATCAATGCGGTGCCGATGGCGAACCCGACACCCTGCACGGCGTGTCCGATGTCGAGCATCGCATCCTGGAACGCCTCGGCGTTGTCGAGTGTCTCCTCGCCGAAGAACCTGCCAAGCCGCTTTGCGCGGTCGGCCATCTTGTCGAGTCCCTCGGCGCCCTGGTTGAGCAGCGGAATCAGACGAAGACCGCCGCGACCGAACAGGATCTGCGCCGCGTCGGCCTTGAGTGTCGCGTCGGTGATAACTTCGAAGCGGTTGGCGATGATGGGGAGGATGTCCTGCACCTGAGCCATCGTGCCGTCGGGGCCGACGAGATCATCCTGGCTGAGTCCGAGCCGCCGCCACACACGCAGGTACGACTCCAGACCAGACCCGCCGTCGGCGATGGCCTTCGTGAGACGACGGAGCGAGGTGTCGGCGTCACGCTGCGTACCACCCCAGCGCTGGATCGCAAAACGAAGCGCGGCGAGCGTGTTTACCTGCACGCCCGTCGCACGTTCGAACTTGCGATACTCGTCGATGGTCTTCGCTGTACGCTTGGTGATGGCGAGAAGAGAACCGGCGACCGCCGCGCCGGACACCATCATGATCTGCGATGTCTTCCTGACCTGCTTGCCGAGCCTGTCCATCTGGCTCTCGGCCTGACTGATTTCCTTGCCCGACATGTTCTTGGCGGTGATCAGTATCTCGACCAGATTCTTGTTGCGTGGCATGTGTTACCTACAGCTTCTGTATTTTGACTGCTATTGCGGCGAGCGCATCGCCCTGTGCCTGTCTCACCACGTCATCCGCTTCGTCTGTCTCGCCGACCAGGAACGTGTAGTAGTCAATCAGAAACAGTCGGTACGGCTGCATCAGGATCTTGTGGGGCAGCGTCCCGTACTTCCTTGCCATCTGATGGACTATCGTCACGCTGCCCCTCGGTAAGAGGGGCGTCACCCTCTTCCTGCATGTTCGTTCCGGTGATCACAAGGATCCGGTTTCCCATTGCCAGCTGGTCCTCGAGCGGCAGGTCGCTCGCGTTCACAACGCCCGTCTCTGGGTTTGTCGGCTCTGTGTCTGAGATGTTCATCGAGGCTACGCCGCGGGCCAGTACAGCCCGCAGAAACCCAACCTGCTTCTCCATCGGCACCCGACCGATCTGCTCGCGCAGTTCATCCGGGTCAGACGGACCTTCGAAGTCACCGAACGGAAAGTCTTGCGCTGCCGCAACGAAATCGTACGGCGCCAGTGCGCGTATCTTGTACAGCAGCCCCGACGGCGCATCGAAGTCCTCTGTGGTCATCGACAGCACATCAGAGATGGTGGCGTACGTTTTTTGATTTTCAGTCAACGCCATCCTCCTACGTTAAAATGGTTGCTGGTGCGATGGAGGGCGGGTACGCAGCCAGCTATGGTCCCCGTGTTTAGCCCTCGACTGTTTCCCCTTTACGGACGATCTGCGATGCCGCTGTTGTCCTGCGCGTTGTCCACGACCACCGTCATGTCGGTGCCGAGAACGTGGAAGCCGTGCTGCACGGTCATCACGCCAGGCCCCTGCACCTGCGGAGAACCGCTGGTGATCTGCGAGGCGGTAACGCCGCCGATGGTGAACTTGTACGGCGTGGTGCCCGTTATGTAGAGCGTGCCTGAGCTCATCACCAGGCTCAACACCCCGGTCACCGCGTTGAGCAGGTCGTCGTAGCTACCGCCAGCGGCGACCGCGTCCGAGTCGAACTCAACGGTCACATTGCCGGTGATCTCCCGCATCGCACCCGGCACCGGCTCGGCCGTGAAGCGGTCCATGTTGTAGCGCCGCTCCAGGTTGTTGTTGATCGTTACGTCGAACGCACGCAGCTTCGACGAGAGATCGTTCGCCGCCACCAGCATCGTCGTCATGTAGTGCCACTTGATCGGCAACTCTCCAGGGTAATCCGGCGTGGAGTCCTTTGCCGTCTGACCGGGGGCTTCATTCCGTGCTATGAGGCCGGCGGTGAATGTGAGCACACCCTCTGTGGTCAGCGACATACCGAACGTGTCCACCTTGCACCCGGTGTAGAGGAACACCTCCCCAGTGTCGACGTCGCCCTTCGACAGTTCGATGGTGAGCCCCGCCGGCAGCGTCTCCGCGAGGCTGAAAGTGTGGCGGTTCGCACCCGCGACCGGCGTGTCTACGGCGTACGCATAGTTGCCCATCGCGTGCTTGAGGAGCAGCATCCAGCCACCCTCATAATTGCCCTCCAGTACGACGTCACCACCGACCTCGCGCTGTCCGTGGATCATGCCGCCACGCTGTGCGCGTGTGCCAAGCCCCGGCGCCTCGCTGAAGTTTTCCTCGAGCGAGACTCCGTCGGTTACGATTCGGGCGTGTATTTCGTTGCCGCCAGCAGGGTCGACGCCGTAGGCGATCTCTTCCTCTGCCGACAAGTAACTCAGATATCCGCGTCCTACGGGCATCGGTTGTCCTCCTGCTGTTCAGTTATCTCGTCGACGGCCTCCAACGGGGCGACCGCTTCCCACTTCTTCTTTGCGAGCAGCACCTTTGCGGTGTGCTCTGACACTTCGAACGACTCGCCGCGCCTACGCTCGACGCCGTTCACCGTCACACTCCCGAACGGGCCGACATATTTGATCTCCACGATTGAACCTCCTACGGGCTTGAGTGCGGTGAATCGTACTGCGCGACCATCTCTAGGACGAACACGCCGTACTGCGGGTAGCCGACAACGCCGATGTCTGATCTGATCTGGACGATCTCCGAGTCGATCGCGTTGCTGCCCAGGCCCGGATCATTCTGCAGCACAGAGCGCACGTCCCATATGAAATTCTCAAGATCGCGACCAGCATCTCGCGGATCGTCTGAGTGTATGAACCCGAGCACGAACATCTCGAATAGGTACCGGCGCTTGTCGATGAACTTCCCGCCCTCGACCTGCGCAGTCTCGTCTCCGGGCGTAACAAGGATCATCGGCATCTCTGCGGACTCGATGTCTTCAAGCGTGTGGATGGTCCGCGTCACCTGGTCGTCGCCGATGTTGTTGTAGTACGCGGGCTTGGTGATCGTCTTCATCAGCGTGATCACGTACTGCAGGATCGTTTCTCGTTTCGGTGTGTTCGGCATCACTTCTCCAGCATCTTCGCGAGTTCCTTCTCCGCGAGGGCCACGATCTTCGGCCGCACCTCGTCCTCCGCAATAGCGAACGGCCTCTGTGCCTTCTGCTCAACTCTCTTCTTCATCACGAACAGGGGGATTGGCTCTTTCGTGCTCGCGAGCGGCTTGCCCATGAGCAGCAGCGCGCCGCTTCTAGTCTCTTTGAAGAAAGCCTCGGTGAAGCTTCTCGGTGCACCCCGCGCCACACCCGACGCCGTGAGCGCCGCGGGAAGCGGGATCGCGAGGAACTTCGCTCTCTTCGGACGCAGGACGCCGCCGGGAAGGCCCGCTGTGCCGTACTCACGCAACCGTGCGCCCTTGAAATCCGTTCCGACTCCTCCACCCAGCCCGCCCTGGTTTATGAACGGGTATACGCGAGACTGGAAGGATCCGCTGCGCCAGCCCACAGCCTTGTTCTTCAGCTGGCCCTTGACCGCCTCGAGCATCATGTCGACGCCGCGGGACACCACGCCCTTCATCGTGTCGTCGATATCCTTGGGCAGCGCCTCCAGGTTGGCGATCGTCTCCTTGATCCCTCTGGACTTCAGTTCGATCGTCACTGCCTGGCCCGCTTCCTGTACGCTTCGAAGATCTTCATCGAGTGCGCCGGGTAGTCGTCATCGTTGCGCGTGGTCGACTGCGTGTCGCCGGCAACAGCGATCGAGACACTGGTGACACCATCCTGCTTCTTCGTCGCTATCCGGTAGCGGTAGGCCACCGCCATTTTCATCGCGTAGACCAGGTCTGCCGGGAGCGTGTCGTAACCCGCGTCGTACGTGATCTTGACCTCGCGCAGAGACGTTGGGAACACGGCGCCGTTCATCAGCTTGATGATCGCCTCGTCCGCGTAGACGACGAAGTCGCTGTCCTCGGTGAGCGCGGTGCCGCCCGTGTACGCAATAAGCGACGAGACGGTATCGATCGGCCAGTGATTAAGAAGCAGCGTGCCGGTGTTGTCGCCGTCGTACTTCTCGTCGGTGTACGTGGTCATCGCGAACGTGCGCTTGCACAGGCGGCGCTGAACATCGTCCGACACGTCGTTGATGATCGTCTGCAGGACTTCGTCGTCGGTGCTACCACGTAGCGAGATGTACGTCTTCACAAGCGGGACGGTAATGAGCGCGTTGGCTGCAGCGGTGATGCTCATTTGTTTTTAACGTCGGTGATCGACTTGTCCTCCGGCGAGGATGTCATCTTCTTGCCGGCGTCCTCCACTGGTTTGGGTTCCTGCGGCTCGGCCTGCGGCGGCGTGTCCACCTTGACCTCTTCCAGGAGCCCGTCGTTGTCCGTGTTGATGCCCTCGAAATCCTCCACGAGGATCTCCCTGGTGGAGTCGTGCGTGATGCGCCCGGCCCGCCAGTGGCGGTACATCCCCGGCTTCGCGAGCCGCACTATGATCGTCTTCTCTTTCATCGATTTCACCTTTCTGGTTTTCTCCGCAGGGGCAGGAGCCGACGCCCCCACCCCCACGGAAACTCGTTCACACAGTCAAACGCCACTGCGACCTATTCGGCCACCTTGATGCCCAACCATGCAGCACTCTTCGTCGCTGCCGAGCCGTACATGTGTTCGAAGTCCAGTCGCCTCCAGGAGACGATGTTCACCTGGTCAGTGTTGATCAGGCGCTCGGCCTCGAGCGTCGGCTCGCGCAGGTCGCCAACCATCCAGCACCTGCGGTTTGCGCACAGGTAACTGGTGTACAGTTCGGTCGTGCCGTCGTTGACACCAGAAGCGTTCTGGTCGATCGGCATGTACCGCGCTGCGAGCAGAGGCACACCGTAGATCTTGCCGAGTTCTCCGCGCAAGATCGTGGCGCTCCCTCCGTACTTGTCGACCGTCTGCACCTCGTCCGACGCCATCAGCTTGATCGCCTTGGCGATGGACGACACGTAGATCAGATCCTCGGTGTCGGCACCGTGCTCATCCATGGCGGCACGGATGGTGACGAAGGCATCGAGGTTCGTCGCTGAGTTGACATCGGTCGTTTTCGACTTGTCGATGCACCATGCACGCAGACCAAGCCACGCCTTCGCGGGATGGCCAGTCACGGCGTCGATGTCGGCGTCCTGGTGAGTCGCGGCGGTATCACCGTTGATGACCGCCGTCTCCTCGTTGTTCGCCTGGATCTCGACGATGCGCTTACGGATCTGCGGGATGATCGGGAACATGGCGTCCTCGGTCATCTCGCCCGTGGTGACCATGCGGCCACGCATCTTTTTCGCCGTGAACGTCACCAGTGCGGACACGACCGTCTGCACTTCGGTGTCGTCGTACGGGTTGGTGACGGTGGTCGTCTCGGCCTTGAACTTGCCCAGCGTGTCGGTCAGGTCGACCGGCCACACGTACGGGCTGCCCGGCATCGTGAAGTGCTCGAAAGCAGCCGCGACACGGGTCTTATTCTTGATCAGCTCCATGACTTCGGACGTGAAGCGCGTGGGAACCCACTCGCTCGCAGCACCCGAGGTCGCGGTGTCGATCGCCTTCCCCATGCTCTGCAGGTACGCGGAGAGGTACTTACCCCACACCTTGGAGAGCTTCGGGAAGTGGTTGGTGAAACCGGCATACTGCTTGTTCATCGCGAACGCGGTGGACTTTGCGATCGAGTCGCAGATCCACACGTCGGTCGCCAGCTGCTGCAGGTACCGGTGGTTGTCGTCGAGCGCCGGCACGCCGCAGAGCGTGTCGACCAGGGCCTTGCCGTCCAACTCCATGATGGCGCGATCGATGTCGAACTCACTCGCCCGGATCATGTCTCCCATGTCCTGGCCCCAGAAGTTCGGCATCTTGAAATCGCCCGTGATGCGGGTACCGCCGCCGGGCAGGGCCAGGGCCGCGTTGCGCTCTTCTTCCTGCTTCTTCAGCACGTCGTTGAGAAAGCCCTTGAGGGTTTCCTCGTCGTGCGTGCCCACCTTCACCGACTCTTTCAGGTCGGCGAGGTCTTTCTTGTAGTCGTTCTCGACCACGGTGATGCGAGCATCCATCGCCTTCGTCGATGCCTCGACGGAGGTTTTGACGTCGCGCAGCGTAGTCAGAAGTTCGTTAGGATCCACGTTTGATCTCCTTGTTCCAGTTGCGGATCTCGGCCTCGGCGAGGTCGCGATCCAGATCTGATTTGATTTCCTTAGCAAGCGCCACAGCCTCGGGGTATTCATCTTCAGTGTTTGTTTCCTCGAGCGTCGGCGCGATCACGCGCCCCTCGTGCACAGGGGCGAACAGGTCGGTGCCATGCATGATTCCCTTGCCCACGGAGAAGAGGCTCTCGGCGTTGGCGGGTATCGCGACGACACTCACCTCGTAGAGCTCAAGCTTCGTGATCTTGCGAATCTTCATGCCGGCAGCTTTTCCGGGCGCATCGATCATCTCGTCTTTCAGTATTCGGAATCCGATCGAGAACGCACGAACCATCTTCTGCTGAATGAGTGCCCACGTCTCGTCGGCGAGTCGCGTGCCCTCTGCGATTTGGGCTTTCAGTTTCAACCCCTTGTTGTCGATCGTGGCCTCCAGGCCCTTGCCGATCACATTCTCCACACTCGCCCAGTGGTCGGCCAGGATGATGGGGTTCTTCATCCATTGCTTGAGCGTTCCCTTGAAGGCCCCGGGGTCCACGATGTCTCCCATGCGGTCGATGTTCTTCGTGTTCGCGTAGCCCTCGACGATCCTCTTGTCGTCGTCCGATGCCTTGAGTGTCGCGTGGCACTTGAACTCCCCGCGCTCGAGCAGCGAGTCGCGGATCGCATCCACGTCGACCGGCTGGAGGTCGTCCTCGTCTTCGTCGACGGCGAAAAAGATGTTGTCGTCCTTCATCAGAATCCCTCCATGGCCGGCGTCAGCGAACACCGACAGTTTATGATTTCGCTCGCGGCTCCGGCGGGGTCGCCGGGGTATCTGAGCGCAGCACCTTCGTAGACTTCGAAACTTCCGTTGAGGGAGCGCACCTCTCCGTCGAGATCCTCGTGCGACTCCCGAACATGCTCATCGCCCGCCGTGAGCCACCCCTTCCCTGTGACCGTTTCGCTCTGATTCCAAACTTCGACAAGCCCGCCATTGTAGGCTCCGATCACTTCGGTGCGTGCGATCTGCAGCGAGTCCACCCTGCGCGTTCCCATTACATTGCCGACGCGCCCGGCCAGGGCAACGATCCCGTCGCCCTCTTTCATCCCGACAATCAGGTCGTTCTTCAGGGACGTCCACGTTGTGTTGCTGACGCTCTTCGAGAACTTCTGCCGCATGTCGCGCAGCATCGCCTGGGCAGTCGGGTTGTCCATGTCGAGGTTGAACCCGAGGCGGGCGAGGGATGCGCCCCGAGCGCCACCCTCTGCCATGATGCGTTCGTAGAGTGGCACACTCACGTCGTCGGTGAGTTCTGTCGCCGCCTCCAGCCTGAACAGGATCGACTCGACCTCCAACTCGTCCCTCGGCACGCGCTTCGCCCCGGTGTCCCGGTCGAATGCGTGGAGGTTTGCGATCACGGTCTTCTGCTGGTCGGAGAGGATCGCCCGGTAGAGTTTCGCGAACGCCTTCTCCAGTACTTCCGTCTGCACGATGGTGGCTTTCCACTCGTCCTCGCGCTGCTCGACAGAGCCCTCGCGGGTGACAACGATGCGTCCCTTGTCGTCATCACCCGCGTCGTCATCGGGCTCTTCCTCTTCCTCGGAATCACCTGCGTCTGCCGGCCCCGGCGACACGTCCTCGAGGAGCGTCTGGCCGGAGGGACGGAAGTAGTGCTCGCCGCCATCCACCGGGGGCTTGTTGTAGAAGTCTGCTCGGGCTTCGTTGTGGTTGTAGAGCCCGTTGTTAACGAGCTTCACGGTGCTCTCGACGCCGTCGCGCAATTCTTCCATGATCGCCCACACCTGAGACGTGTCCCAGTCCATGAACCAGTCCATCGATGAGGTCGCGGCCTGGACCTGCCCCATGAACTTGTTGCGCTGCGACGTGAGTGCTTCGGCGATCAGCACCAGCTTGGGCTGCATGGTGATGCGCCAGAACACCTGCGTCTGCGTCTTCGCGGTGTTGTAGTTCGCGTGCTCGTAGGAGTTGATCAGCACCGGGGGAACACCGAACACACCAGCTATCATCTCGCGGTTGAGTTTGCGCCCGGCGATGAAGTCCGAATCCTTCTGGCTGATGCCGAGCGCTTCCCACTTTGCGCCCCGCTCGAATATGGCAACCCTGTGCGCGTTGTCCGCGCCGCGGTGCGCCTTCTCCCACTGCTCCCGCGTGCGCTTGTAGTCTTCCTCGGTCAGCTGCTGGTCGTAGGAGATCGCGCCACCGGGCCGGGATCCATTCCTCAGGAACGCCGAGTTGTATCTCTGCGCGAGCACGTCCTCGTTGAGCGTGGTGCGCGCAGCGCCGAGCGTGGGCTGTCCGAGGTAGTCGTTGTACGGGTTGAAGTACTTCACATGCACAACATCTGCGGCCTTGAGCCCCAGCTGCGTGCCGTCGACGCGATAGATGTAGCCCTCGACGAATCGGTTCTTGTCCGGCACCGGGGTGACGCGGTCGGGGCGCAGCGGAATGATCTGCTCGGCCATGCCAGTCT